ATAAGTACAGGGGACGCTTTCGGTCCTACCAGCCACGATGGGGACCCTGATTACTATGAATCCCTATCCTAGAAAAATGCCTTATATATAAGGATATTATTGCGAATAACGTGCCAGGACTTTAGGGGATGCTTAAATGCTTGATTTCCATCCATTTTCCGGTTTTAGCCTGATCAATGCCTGGGAATGGGAAATCATCGGCGGAAAGCGAGGGTGATTCGTGCTACTCAATGAAAATGAAGACGTGAATCCCAGCAAGGTTCTCAATAGGAAATTGGTGTCCAAGCTGGAGATCAAAAAAGCCATCCAGGCCATTAAACCTAATCTCAAAACCAAGAGAATCAGTGTGCTCAATAAGGAGGAACGTATCTACGTCGAAACTCATCCCTTGGAGGAGTACATTACCCCCAGGCGGAGAACCGGTTTTGTCGAGAGAGCCAACGAGAACTTCGAGAGGCGGGAAAGAAGACAAACCATAATCGACGAGTATCGTCAAGGTGGTGAGGGCTTCATCAGATGGGCCGAGGATAATGTCTGCATCCCCCTCTATCCCGCTGGTTCCACGATTCCGATCTGGACTCCCATGAGTAAGCTTCCCCGAGAGCCGGATGAGGGAACCGGGAGAAGCTATCATGGGATGTGGCTGGAGCAGCAAGTTATCGTAAAGAGAGCCTTGGCACTGGATCTTGGACGTTTCAAGCACCGACTGATTGTCTTCTGCTGGCCTCGTGGGGACGGAAAGTCTTTCCTGGCTTGCTTGATCGTCATCTGGAAGTTCATGTGTTGGCCTAAGCAACTCATTGTTCTTGGTGCTAACAGCAAGGATCAGGTGAAGTTCGTTCACTTTGATATCATCTCCGATATCATTCTGCACAGTCCTAAACTGCTCGCCGCTGTTGGGCGAAAGAACGTCAAGATCAAGGACATCACCCTCCGGGATTCCTCTGGTGAGATTGCTTCATCCATCAGAAGTATCTCCAGCTACTCCGGGATCGTCTCCAACATCACCTGCTACACCTTCTCTGAAATGTTCGAGCAGCGCGATCCGAAATTCTTTGAGCAGCTCGATGGGAGTATCCGGAACATACCAAATGCTTTCGGGATCATTGATAGTACCGTCAGCCCCAAGGACCATATTCTCTACAAGCTGTTCAAGTCATACATGAAAGGGTCCGATAAATCTCTCTACTTCTCCTACAGATTTAGCAAGACCGCCGATCAAGCCGACTATATGAACCCCAACATGAACGACGCACAGCTCAGCTCCTATCGAGGGAAGATGCTCCCCGCGTCCTTCGACCAGTACTTCAAGAATACTTGGGAGAGCGCTGCCGGGAGAGCCTTCGATAACGTCTTGATTTCTCTCATTGGGTACATGGGAGCTGATGGAACCGTCGGAAATCATACGGTTGTTCAGGAGCTTGTGACCAAGAAGGTCAGGATTGACGACACCATCGAGCGAATGGTGGAAAAGGGGATTGACAGAGTCTCGCTGAGAGTCATGCACAGGCAGAACTACAGAGAATCCACCTCCCGTTTGAGGAGTTTGGACGAGATCTACACGCTTGGTGGGGCAAATTCTCCGTTTGGGAGCCTTGCCCCTATCGAAGCGATTGACAAATTGGCTGATGAGTACGATTCGGATTGGGCGATCCTTGCCGGAATGGACCGTGCCGATCCCATGAAATCCCGCACCTCTGCTAGAACTATTGTCACCTTCCTCCTGAAAGGGCTTCCTGGGAGCAGATCCAATCGATATTCTACCGCTGATGGAATGTCGTTCGATCATTTCTACATCTACTTTCTCATTGGACTTTTCCATATCGAGGACAGTTCATTGGAAGGAATCAAGCGAGTTCTCTCCGAGGGGCAGGATACCTACGGAGATATAGACTCCTTCTGCTCTGAGCGCTGGGGAGCTTGGGATCTGGTTCCCTGGTGTGAGGGGAAAAACATAACTCCCGAGCTTATCTTCCCTAGTTATGACAAGCAGAAAACCTTCTTCACCGAGCTTTTCACCGCCGTGAGAGATGGGCGTTTCAAAGCTCCCTCTGTTAAGGTAGCCGGAGCCGGAAAGCAGGATATCTTCAGGGAGGAACTCCAATCCTTCGATCACAATCCGGATAAACGCTTCTTCGGCTCCCCAACCAAGAGAAACATTGGTGGAGTTCAGGACGATGCTGTCTATTCCACCGGGCTGACCCTGTTTGGAGGGAGGACTCTCACCGTGGATAATCTCAGGGTTATTGGTGGGAAACCCTTCTTCGGAACCATGATTCCTGGTGAGGCCAGATTGGGGAGATAATATTTATGGTTGCTTTCCTAGTTTTCTTCGTGTTACTGGGTGATTACAAGTCCTTGAACTTGGTTGGAGAAATGCCATGACAGATTTCGCTAAGCTTCTGGAAGAAATCCCGGATGAAGTTCTGGAACGAGTGAGATTTTCCATTCCCTGGCAAGAGGATTCGCAGACTGGAACTTATGTAGATCCCGATAATACTCAGTCATACTTTTCTTCTACCTCAAGATCTGATCTTCAGCAGGAATGCTGGAGTAAGTTCAATAAGAATCCTCAAGTCAACACGTCGGTCAGAGGAATGGCTGGCAGACTGACTGGGGATGGCTTCAAGGTCTCCTGCTCGGACCTCTCCATTCAGGGTATCATTGACGAGACCGAGCTGGATTGGCGAAACCGTCTGTATAGTTACTGGCCGAAGTACGTCACTAAAGCTTTCATCGACGGGGAACTATTTCTCCTTCTCACGGTTCACAGCGACAAGTTTATAGAAGTGGATTACCTTGATCCCTCCTCGATAGACGGAGCTGGAAGTGATGGGATCTACTTCCATAGAACCAAGAAACTGCTCCCGGTCGCATACAATGTGCAGTTGGGAGATAATCTGGGAGCAAGGGTAATTCCAAGTATCTTCGTCGCGAGAGATCCCAATCTCCTGAGAAACGTAGAAGGTAACTCTCTTATCTCGGAGGAGAGTCTGGCGGAGAGTAGATCCTCCCAGTATGGAGTAAACGGCTTCTCCCGTTTCATCATTGCGTGGGATAGGGGAATCTTGGTGAGGCGTGGGATTTCATATCTCAGGACAGTGATTGAATGGCTGAATTACTACGAGAACTTGAAGAAGTACGAGATTGATCATAAGAAGGCATCTGGTTCCTTTGTCTGGGCAATCGAGATGCAGGACATGAAGACATTTCGTACTTGGCTCACTCTGTCGGATGAAGAACGAAGGAAGACCGGGATTGCGGCCAAGAAAACTCCTGGAGCTACCCTAATCCTTCCTCCTGGAATGAAACTCATTGCTGTCACTCCGAATCTCCCCAAGATATCGGATTCTGACACCGACATTCTCTCCATGGTAGTGAGTGGGCTAAACGAACCCTCGGATGTGACCATGGGGCAATCCAAGAGTCCCTATGCGAGTGTTAAAGCCTCTCGTGGTCCTCTCTCGGATCGTGTTTCCGATGAGGTAGTCTACTTTGAGCGCTGGTTGAGATACGACTTCTGGGGAGGGATCTTCTTTCTGAAGGCTAAACTTGGTGAGATTCCGGAGACCATGTCCACTAAGGTGGCTGTGGGATTTGACGATAAGGGGAAAGTCATCATCAAGGAAGTCAAGAAGCGCCCCGAGCAATTACTGGAAATCTCATTTCCGCTGTCTGACATCGCGGATATTGAGTCGAAAGTGAAGGCTTTCTTGGGAGTCAAGCACGGCGGACTGTCCGAGATGCTTGGTATTCCCAGGGCTGAGATTGCGAAGCGTCTTGGTTTCAATTGCTACAAGACTTTTAGGCTGGATGAGGCCCTGGAGCAGGAAATCTTCCCGGAACTCTCTACAGGGATAGATCAAGAATCTGTTCAGGAGTTGGAAACCAAGGATCAAGAGACGAAGGAAGAACCTGTAGCCAAGAAAGCAGACGAAACCAAGCCCGTAGCCAAGAAAACCATCGTCAAGAAGACGCTCAATAGGAAGTAGTCATGAATGAGAGCAAAGAGTCTGGAGTCTATGATGAGGAAGGTTCCGAGATCAAGGGGAGCGTGCTGACCGATTGCCGCGCAGCTAGTAGGAAGCCTCTCAACCTAGACGATAAGGATTTCGCTATTCTCGCCGTGGTTATTCTGTGCATAGTCTCTATATGGGCTCCTGAGAATATCATTCTAAACGCATTTGCTGGACTGTTCGGAGTAGCGGTGGGGAGATCAATAAGATGACGCGAAGATTGGTTCTCGCCCTCTTTGTGATTTTAGTGATTTCTACCCTGGCTTTGACGGTCGACTCCGATACGCTCAAGAGGGTTATTTCTATTGGCTCTACTCCCTATCCTGTCCAGATAGGTACTATTGCAGATGGAGCCAGGGTGGAATGGGGGGAGGTTCGGGAGGCAGGAAGTAATTGTGATGCAACTTCTTGCTTGTTTACCTGGGAGAATCCTCCCCAAAGTGGATATTGGTTGTATAGAGTTTCGGCGCATACTAAAGACTTCTCCGCACTGAATGCTCACGCCGGAGCATGGATTTGTAGGGAAAGTATGCAGCCGAAGGAGCCGTCGGCTATTAGTGCTAATTAGCTGATGGGATAGGAGAAGTTTATGCCGTGGACTGTTGCAGATGTGGACAAGCACAAGAAGGGATTGACTCCGGAGCAGAAGAAAGAGTGGATATCCATCGCAAATGGAGTTCTTAGTAAGTGTCTGAAAGATGGAGGAACCGACCAGACATGTGCCCCGAAGGCAATCAGGATTGCAAACTCTAAGTTTTCTCTGGAAGGAGGGACTATGGATAGAGCCAGGCTGAAAAGTGGGAAAGTCCCAAGGAACGCTCTGATCCTTTCCGAGAACTCCGGGCAGAATGTGTTTCTCAGGGCTCCGGATAAGGAAGGGGGAGCAGCCCAGCTATCTATGGTGGCCTACTCCGGAAAGGTGATTGAGAATCATTGGTATTGGGGCAATCTAGTCATCGATCTCGATGGAATGTCCTTTGGGAATGACTCCTTTCCTATCCTTGAGGGACACGATACGAATAAGAAGATCGGATTCTCAACTATCAAACCTCGGGTCACTGGTAAGTATAGCTTGGAAGTTGGGCCAGAGGGAGTGGAGTACGTTGACACAGAGGAGAGTTTAGAGTTCCGCAAACTGAGTGCGCAGGGCTTCCCATTTCAGGCGTCTATCTACGCAATCCCAGAAGGAGTTCAGCGGTTGGACAAGAATGAGGAGGTTGATGTAAACGGCTTTAAGTTCGCTGGGCCTGGGACTGTTTGGCGGAAAAGCAGATTTAAGGAAGCTTCGGTGACTGTCTTCGGATATGATAGTAGGACGGAATCGAAGGCCTTTTCCGAGGAGGAGTTGGATTTGGGGGATTTGTTTAGCGAAGCTGGCGACGGAAATGAACAATTTGAACAGGAGGAGAGTGGAATTATGGAGAAGGATGCCATTGTGAAATTCAAGGAGGAGCATCCCGATGCTTTCGCTGCTCTACTGGCTAAGGTCTCTGATGAGGCTAAGGCTGCGGCAGAGAAGAAGTTCGCTGCGGAGCGTGAGGGGATTGAGCAGAAAGTTACTCAAATGTCTACCGATCTGAAGGGCTCCGGTGACAAGATCCTGGCTCTCGAAAAGGCCCTGGCTATTCGGGATGAGAGGGAGCAGAGTGCTACCGCGTCCGCTATCTGGACTGCTAAACTTGCCGAGAGCAAGATTCCCCGGAATCTGTTCGCTAAGGTGAGTGTGATGATCCAAAAGGACGCTTTTGTCAAGGATGGTGTCTTCGATACTGGCAAATTCACCGAAGCCGTGGTTGCCGAAATCGCTGATTGGGAAGGGCGCGGAGCGGTTGTCTCCGTTCTGGGAGTGGGCACTTTCGCACGCCCCGCCGATGTCCAACCCAAAGAGGATGAGAAGGCCGAGGAGGATTGGCTGAGTGACATGATCTCCCGTTCCGGGATGTCTGTCGCGTAATTTAAATCTTGGAGGAATTACTTCTATCAAGGGAGGTCTTAAACAATGCCTTACGATATTCCTTCTGTAATTCATGGGTCTGAGCAAACTTACAAGAGGCTCTACTACTCGAACCCGGATCACGCCCTGAAGGTGCCTGTCACGCTTCAGGCTGGGTACGGGAAGTTGGATGCCGGGACTGTACTGGCCGAGAACATTTCCGCCGCTGGGAACAAGGGGAAGTTGGTTCCGTACAATGCTACCACTTTCTCTGCTTCCATTGCGTCGTCCGGCCGTACTTTCCTGCTGGAGTCTCCTGCTGCCGCTCAAAAGGTTGTCACCGTGACCTTGGAGGATAGCTATAAGTTCGCGGTTGGGGATGACTTTATCATCAATGACAATACCGTCGCCGCTGAGAATCTGGGAGTGATCACCGCTATTGATACTACCACTTACATCAACAAGGCTACTATTACTGGAACCACGAATATCTCTGGTGCGTTCACCGTGGCGCATGCCGCTTATATTGCCGTGGAAG